CCGGACCGTGGCAGCACGCTTGCTTGCAGACGACGGACCAACATCCACATTGACATCGAACTCGGCTTCAGACAGGTCGTTCTCAGTCTCAATCTCGCCCTTCTCGTTGACCATGGGCTTGGCCAGTTCGACAGACTGCATCTCGCCTTGTGGACCGATGGACTTCATCTTGCGGCCTTCTTCAACCAACACGTCGCGAGCCATGCTCAACCAGATTTCACCTGAGCGCTTGACGGCCTTGCTCATGTTGCTCATGTAGATGAAGGTCTGCATGTCGAGCTTGTTCTGCACGAGCTCAACCGCCTTGCCACTGATGTTGGGCTGCAGTTCCTCGCCGGCCTGCTGGTTGCCAAGAAGGTCTTGCATATCCTGCTCGGTAATCTGCAGCAAGGCAGCCAAGGCTTGAGGGATCTGAGGCGGCTTGGTGTAACCGACCGGGCCTGAAATGGCTTGGTTGCCATTGGCGTCGGTTATGGGGTTAACCAACAAGTAGGGAAAGTTCTTGATGTTATCATCAGCCCACATCATCTGGTGGCCAGCGACTTGCTCAGGCGTGAGGATCGGCTTCTCAACCGAGGACAAAGCGCTGATTTCACCGAGCTTCGACAACTGCATGTTCTTCAGACGCTGAGCATCCTTGGCCAAGCGGACATGACCCATGCAGCGTTCTACGTTATCAACGAACCAGCGCTTGCCGTACATGGGCACAATGGGGATGCACTTGCCAGCAATGAAGCCGCAGTCCTCGAGGATCTTGGCACCTGACAGGATGTACTTACGGACCCGACGGCGCTTGATGTTCTTTTGACGAACCTCACGGCTGCCAACTGCCATCAGGCGTTCTTCCAAGGTCTCATCAGCCTCGAAGTCGGCGTCCTTGTATCGTTCTTCTTCACCGTCAATGGTCTCCCAGACGTAGACTGTCTCACGGGTTTCCTCGACTCGGTAGTACTCAGCCACAAAGACTACATCAGGCGTCAACCAGTCAAATTCGTACTGATGGACTTCCTTTGGCCACGAAGCTGGGTCATCGCCCCATTCATCCTTGTACGCTTGGCGCGTCATAGACGTGATGACGAAGCAGCGTTTTCCATCGGCCTTGTCCTGGCGCTTGGCGTTCAGGTCGAAGAACACAGACGAGTCAGCATCGAAGATCGGCTCAATGCGGATCCGCTGCTTCTCGTCTTCCTCGTCCTCTTCGTTCTCGTACACGGTGCGTAGACGCCATGCACCAAAACCACCGGCCACACCTTCCTCAAAGGCATTGTCGTAAGCTTCCTCGGCTCCACTGTCCTGCTCATCGGCACGATACAGGCCATCACATGTGTCAGCCAGCTTGTCGTACTCTTTGCCTTCCTTGCTCACAAAGTCAACAGTGATGCGGTTGTTGCGGTACTCGTTGATGATGCGGATGACGGCCAAGTGGATCTTGTTAACCTCGAACTTGGGCTTGTTCTCAAACTGCTCGCCCAGTGGACCTTCCCACTGAGCACCTGAGATGGAGTAGAAGCGGCGATCTTGGAGGCACTGCAGTCGCTCATCGCGCATGGCAGATTGGATGTTGTCAAACTCTGCAAGCGCTTCCTGGTGGATGGCAGCAAGTCGTTGCTCTTTGGTTGGTCGGGCCATGGTGGTTCCTTAACGGTTGAAATGATGGGTGGATGCAATTGGCTTGGCGTCGATGTTCGGACGATCAGGGCGCAGTGGCCACTCATGGTCAACGCAGTAGCCGATAGCCGTCGTGATGTGCTGGTAGTCGCTGTCTTCTTCGAGGAAGGTGCTGCCCTTCTTGATCTGCACGGTGGCAAGACCCTTGTGGGCGTACTTCGCCTTGTCAATGTTCACGAACAGACTGGTCTGACCAGCGGCATTCCTAATCTTGGCACGCACAGAGTTCTGACGGTCCTTGATGGCAGGAGCAGCGGGCTTCACACGACGCTCGACCTGCCAGTTATTGGCGCGCAGCACCTGCTCCATCTCAGTGTAGTCAGATGCGTGACCATGCTTCTCACCAGCTCGGCCTGCAGGATCACCGTAGATGATGACCTTGCGGTTGGCGTGGTTCTTGTACTTCTCAACGAACTCGATGGCCGACTGGCGCGACGTTGCACTGGTCAGAATGATCTCGTCGAGGATGTAGAAGTCGTTGCCACGGCGCACTCCAATGCCTGAGCTCATGGGCGTGAAGTTGAAGTCATGGTGCCACATGATCTGCTCATGGCTCTTAATGACTTCCTTCGTGTAGTTCCAAGGACCGTAGTCCTCATACACCCGGCCTGATGCAGTCTCGAAGCTGGCCTCATACTCCTGCCGGTACTGACGGGGTGACATGCGGCGCTTGGCAGCTTCGATCACGTCAGGTGGGAGTATGTCTGACGACATCCACGTGTAGAGTTTCCAATCAGCGTCGCCCGAGGTGCGAGCGTACTCAGCCATTTCGTAGTAATGGTTCAGGCCGTCAGGAACCCCAATCAACCAGCACCATGGACGGTAGCCAGGCTTCAGCGGATTGAAGGTATCTAGCGCGGGACTGATGTTCTCCTGCCATGCTCCTTCGCGCACGTCGGCAATCTCATCGATGACGCCTCCAATCCAGAGCACACCTTCCATGCGCTGAGGTTGGTCAAGACCGATGAGGCTGATCGTGCTGCCATTGGGCATGCGGATCTGAAGCTCTGACTCACTGACTGAGCGGTCGCCAAGGACTGACGTGAAGCAGAGGCGCTTGAGGTCGGCCCAGTAGATCCGCTTGACTTGATCCCGAGTAGGAGCGGCCACGAAGTAGGGCCCGGGTTCTCTCATGGCCTCGCGCACCACGAAGCGCTTGGCTCGTTCAGTCTTGCCTGATCTGCGCCCTGCTGGGACCACCTTGAAACGCACCTTGTCATTGACCAGGGCGGTTTGAACGGAGTGCTCGGTCAGTGGATACCAACGCTCCACGTCCTTCTGATGGGCGAGGTCAATCATACTGGGAGCTTCTCCGCGATCGACTTGAGGGTCTCAGCCACAGCATCTGAGTTGCCGCTGACGGAGACGGTTTGCACCGCGAGCTTGGGTGCGTAGAACGGAGACGCCGCCTTGGCAGCATCGATACGCGTAGGAAAGTCTGCGTAGACCTCTTCTTCCACAAGGTCACGGCTGACTTCTTTGCCGCTCTTGTTGTACTTGACGACCCAGCGCTTGTGCTTGATGCCTTCGCCGCGAGAAACTAACAGCAACCACTCATGTGGAAGCAATCCGGTTTCCATGGCGGCTTGTTTTGCTTTTGCGGTGACCTTGGACAATGCGCCTTTCGGCCGTCCAGCACCTGGTTGTCGTCCACCACCTGCCATTATTCGACTCCACAGAAAGATTCGGAGATAGGAAATCTCAATGGTGTGGATCGTAAACCGTTTCACTGGCGGCGTAAACCGCTCTACCACATGTGAAAACCGTCGTACACCCTCTAAATGGGCGAACACTCACTCTGATGGAGCGGCCTGTGTAGCGAGTTGTGTAGCAACGTAAGTTGTTGATCTGTAAGGAGTTTTTCAGAAACTACATAAAATACAGTCCTCTTCCCTTTCTTTCTTCTAAAGTAAGGAAATAAATATAGATATATACTTTTCTTTATAGGAATAAAGAATAGGGCGGCCTGTAGCTGAGTAGTTCTGTAGCGGTAGCGTAGTTTACAGGTCATTCAATATAGAATATGATCTGCCACTTTACAGGAGAAAGACCATGACCCCAGAACTTATGAATTTACTCCAACACTTGGTGGATGCACTGCCAAGCGCCAAGCGCCAAGCGCCACAAGAATTGCTCGAACTGGTTAAATTACAAGCCCCAAAACCTCGTTGGGACGAAGAGCAGCGGGCCAAGCAGTCAAAGACCATTTCAGAATACTGGTCCAAGCGGCGTGTTGAACAGCCGTTCCAACTCAAATACCGAGATGGAACCATTCGGCAGATTCAAGGTTGGGAGGCAGCAGCTAAGCTTGCGGGCGTCAAAGAGTCGACGCTCAAGATCAAGTTCTCCAAAGCTGGAGGACTTCGTGCACAGTTCTTCGATCAAGAATCCATGGAGGTCGTAGACATCATCAAGTTGCCCTACGGGCAGGATAAATAACCCACCGTTTACGCCGCAAGATAATCGAACTACAATCTGTCTTGTCCGCCCAGTCGTGATGTGTCTCCTTCGGTTGCCCACAACCCTGGTCCGCGTCGATTCCCTCAGCAAGAATCATGACTGGGCGGACACCTTTTCGTGCGGCTGAGCGCATGGTTGGGCCGATGCTGAGGCGGCTATGATCGACGAATTGAGGACCGAAACAAGATGGCAACAACTAAGAAGAAGGCAGCACCAGCTGCCGACCACAAAGCACTTTCTCTAGGGGAAACCAAACTCAAGTCAAGCGGGCTTACGCTCGAAGACGCCAAGCTGCTTAGTATGCACTGCTTGGGCCAGCAACAGACTGCGGCTCAGCATCAGGCATTCAAGCAGCTTTGTAGTTTGCGCATCGATTATCTGGGGCCTGACGGCAAGCCAATCAGCGACTGGCCAGGTTCCAAGCCGTTCTACCGCATCAGGTATCTTGAGACACCGACTGACTTTGCCAGCATGACTGACAAGAAGCCGGTCAGGTACGTGCAAGAACCAAACACAGCACCAGTTGCCTACTACCCAGCCAATCAGGACTGGACTGCTCTGCTTCAAGACACAGACCAACCACTGATCCTCACTGAGGGCGAGCTCAAAGCCGCCAAGGCCTGCAAGGAAGGCTTCCCCACCATTGGGCTGGGTGGCGTGTACAACTGGCGCAGTCACAAACTGGGACTTGACTGGCTCCCCAGTCTGGACCAAGTCATCTGGCAGAAGCGCAACGTCTACATCTGCTTCGACAGCGACTACAAAACCAACCCCATGGTGTGCTCAGCGCTTCGTGAGCTTGGCGAAGAACTCCATCGTCGCGGTTGCTTTGTGCATCTCGTCTCACTGCCTCAGCTGCCCGGTCTTGAGAAGGTGGGGCTTGACGACTTCCTGGTCCACGCAGGTCCGTCAGCCGTTTCGATGTTCCGTGGCCTGCTCACTGAAGCCGAGCCGCTGGGCCTGACCGCTCCGCTTTGGGGACTCAATGAGAAGTACGTCTACGTCCAAGACCCTGGTCTCATCGTCGATCAGGACACTCGGTTCAAGGCATCACCATCGGCATTCAAAGAGCATCTGCAGGCTCCCCTGAACTACCATGAGCGCAGTCTCAAACAAGACGGCTCAGTGTCCTTCAAGGCAGTGAGTGCGGCAGCTGCTTGGCTCAAGTGGCCATTACGCACCGAAGTCACGAAGATCACGTACAAGCCGGGCGATGGCCGCTTCATTGCTGAGCCGCGCCCCATGTTCAACATCTGGCCTGGCTGGGGGGTTGAGCCTGTTGAGGACGATGTCACTCCGTTCCTTGAACTGGTTGCTCACATCTTCAGCGGCTCAGAACCTGAGGCCATGGAGTGGTTCCTCAACTGGTGTTCGTATCCGCTTCAGCACCCAGGCACGAAGCTGTTCAGCTCAGCGGTCCTGCACGGCATCAGGCACGGCACAGGTAAGTCGCTGATCGGCTACTCGCTGGGTCGGATCTACGGGCAGAACTTCACCGAGATTAGCCAGATGGACCTTCACAACTCATTCAACGAATGGGCTGAGGGCAAGCAGTTTGTCATGGGCGACGACGTGACTGGATCTAACAAGCGGGCTGATGCCGACTTCTTGAAGAAGCTCATCACGCAGCGCGAGCTCCGAGTCAATGGCAAGTACGTGCCAACCTACGTGGTGCCTGACTGCATCAACTACTTCTTCACGGCCAACCATCCAGACTCGTTCTTCCTGGAAGACGATGATCGCCGCTTCTTCATCCACGAGGTGCAGGTCGGTCCCATGGACGAAGAGTTCTATATGAACTATGACCTGTGGCTGGACACAGGCGGGAGCAAAGCAGTCTTCCACTACCTGCTCAACCGCGACACTGGCGACTTCAACCCAGCGGCTCCTGCCTTTAAGACAGCAGCTAAGGAGCGGATGATCGCGAACGTGCAGTCTGATCTGGCCGGCTGGGTGCGGACCCTCTTGGCTACACCTGACCACATCTTGCGGGTCGGCGAGATGGTCATCAACAAGGACCTGTTCACCTCGAAAGAGCTGCTGCAGTTCTACGATCCTTCGGGCAAGACCGGGACCACGGCCAACGGGCTGGGTCGTGAGCTGGCGCGTGCTGGAGTCCGTCAGGTCTCTGGTGGGAAGCCAGTCCGCTTGTCCGATGGTTCACAAGGCAGGTTCTATGCGGTCCGCAACCAAGATGCTTGGCTGTCTTCGCAGCCACAACTCATCTCAAAGCACCTCGAAGACTGGGCGAAGAAGCAAAGCGGCGCGCAAAAAGCTTCAAAATATTGAAACCACATGTTTACAGCTCTGCTAGCGCAGATTAAAATAGCACCTGCTGAGGGAATAATCCCAACGCGTTATCAACCAACTAGGAGTTTCATCATGAATGCAAAAGAGATCAAGGCCGCACTGGCCGACGAAGGCGTCCAAGCTGCTGTCGAGAAGCAAGTCACTGCCGCTGTGAAGGCCGAGACCAAGCGCGTCCTGACCATCATCAAGGACTGCAAGGAAGCCAACAAGACGGAAGAAGTCAAAGCAACCAAAGCTGTTGTGGCCGACCTGCTGAAAAGCCTGGAAGCCGGCATCAAGGAAGCTGCTTAATCCAGTTGTCCATCGGATAGGAGACTTCGGTCTCCTTTCTTTTCACCTCAATGTAAGTAAGTAAGGAGTTTCACATGTTCAAGAACAAGGTCACGAAGGAAGACGTGCAGGCGAAGATCGCAAGCGTCAAGTACTTCGTCATGCCTGATGGCCGTACCACGATTGCTCACGTCACGCTCGGCAATGGCTTCACAGTTCGTGGTGAGTCTGCTTGTGTCAGCCATCTCAATTTCAACAAGGACCTTGGCGAGCAGTACGCCTTGGAGAAAGCCTTTGACAAGATCTGGGAACTGGAAGGTTACCTGCTGGCCGAGCAATTGAGCAAACACCCACTTGACGGCATTGCTCGTGTCTGTCATGAAGTCAACAAGGCCTACTGCGAAGCGCTGGGTGACAACAGCCAACCAACTTGGGAAGATGCTCCTGAGTGGCAACGTTCATCTGCTCGTATGGGTGTTGACCTTCACAGTATGGGCAATTTTGGTCCTGAAGCCAGCCATATCAGCTGGATGAAGCAGAAGGTCGACGAAGGCTGGGTCTACGGTCCTGTCAAGGATCCCGAAGCCAAGCAGCACCCATGCATTGTGCCATTTGACCAGCTGCCACGCGAACAGCAGGCCAAGGACTACATCTTCCGCGCCGTCGTCCACTCACTCAAAGGAAACTAATCATGCGTTGTTATCTCGTTCAAGGCGGTGGCCGCAAGCGCTACGCCAGCACAAATGCCGATGCAACGGCAACCCGCAACACCATCGTCGAAGCAACAGGTGCCAAGAAGAAGGACGTCACCATCGAGCAGACCGACATCCCAGTCGCCAAGGCTGAGTTGCTCGAGTTCATCAATGGTCTGTGCGCTGAAACTGCGGACTGGCAACGGCACCCAGAAGGAGCATCGTGAAATAGCAGCCATGTGCAAACTGGCTCTGCTCCACGTGACGCCATCGATCAAGGAGATCCTCGATGCGTCGTAGCCGCTACCTCTACACTTGGATTGACTGGGCCAAGGAGATTCTGGGCTGGGGTCTTGGTCTGGTCATCGGAGTCGTTCTGCTGCCAGTGCTGGGCTTCATCCTAAAGCTCCTCTGGATCTTCTTCATGATCGGCTGGGACTTAATCAAATGAGCAAAGCTTTCGCGACTCTGGGCCTTCCTGATACCTCGACCCCTGACGAGGTTAAGGCCAAATGGCGGGAACTCTGCATGATTCACCATCCAGACCGCGGTGGCAATGCTGTGGAGTTCAACACGATCCGCAAGGCCTACAAGCAGGCATTTTCTGAAGCCAGCGAGCCCAAGGCGTGCCCTCAGTGCCTCGGAACTGGTAAGACCAAGCAAACCTATGGCTTCAGCTCAATCGAGCTCCCCTGCCAAGCATGCGGAGGCACAGGCCATGGCTAAGAAACCCAAGACCGTGCAGGTTGGCAGCCGTGAGTACTTCGAGTCGCTGCTGGTCTACTACACAAACCGCTCGACTGCCATCATGCGTGGTCGTGGGAACCTCAGCCGTGACGATCTTGAGTATCTGGCCGAGACTGCAGCCAAGCTCAAGGACAAGCGGATGCAGGAGTGTATTGCTGAGATGATCGGCTGGGGTGACGACGAGCGTTCAGAGCTTGAGACATTGTTGGCCATGGGCTTTGAGGCAATGAAGCTCTGCAGTCCAAGTCGTTTGCGCGAAGCGGCGATGAGGGTTAGTTTGAAATACTACATGAAGAAGGAATTCAGTCATGCCCAAGAATCCATCGACCAGTCAGTTGGTCGCGTATCTGGTGCCGAAGCAGTTGCCAGTCATCCTGGCCCGAGTGATGGGGTTCCAAGCACCGCCGTGTCTGGCAGTGTTCAAGGACAAAGTCACCCAGCAAATTGACATCATCGAGGTGCCACTGTGAGCTGCAACCAGAACTGCCGGCAAGGTCGCGACTGCAACTGTGGTGGCATTCATGTCATACCGGTCAATGACCTGCGTGAACATGTGGCCAACGGCAGTTGCTGGTGCAAACCGACGCCCGACCCAGAAGAGCCGTTTGTGATGATCCACCACTCCATGGATCTTCGCGAGCAATTTGAAATTAGTGGAGGAAGGTTACCATCATGAAACCCATGCTTGCATCACCGGCTGGACCTGTCATTCCATTTCCAATGCTGCTCAGCCCAAAGCTGGACGGCATTCGTTGCTTGATCATCGATGGTGTGGCTGTTGGTCGTAGCCTGAAGCCTATCCCCAACAAGTACGTGCAGCTGCTGTTCGGCCACCACGAGTTCAATGGCCTCGATGGCGAACTGATTGTCGAGTCGCCCATCGCCAAAGAGGTCTTCCAAGTGACGACTTCAGGCGTCATGAGCATCGAGGGTCAACCCAAGGTGAAGTTCTACGTGTTCGACGACTTCAGCCACGATGCTGGGTTTGCCAAGCGCCTGGACATGGCCTTCAAACGGACCAAGCGCCATACCCATTTTGTGCAGGTGCAACATGACAAGGTGAACCGTGAGGACGCCATACTGACCTGGGAGGAAAGCTACCTTGCTGCCGGCTATGAAGGCGTGATGTTGCGCCATCCTGATGGTCCATACAAGCATGGCCGTTCAACTGCCATACAAGCATGGCTGCTCAAGGTCAAGCGCTTTGTTGATGCTGAGGCTAAGGTCATCGGGTTCACTGAAGCCCAACACAATGCCAATGAGGCCAAGCGCAATGAACTGGGTCAACTTGAACGATCAAGCCACAAGGCGGGCAAGGTTGGCAAGCAGACACTGGGAGCCCTCATGGTCAAGGACCTGAAGACTGGGGTCGAGTTTGACATCGGAACAGGGTTCACAGCTGATCAACGCCATCTGCTCTGGTGTATTGGCGACAACCTGATGGGCAAGGTCGTGAAGTACAAGAGCCAACCGACCGGTGTGAAGGACAAGCCGCGCTTCCCAGTGTTCCTCGGCTTCCGAGACAAAGTGGATATGGACGCAAAATAATTTGAAATTACCTGTTTACATCATACAGGTTTCACTCTAGAATCTAACCACGGTCAACAACGATCGCAACCAACCTTGCTGAGGTGCTCAATGAAGATTGAAATTAAATGTCGGTTCAGCGGAAGCGTTCTGTTCTCACACGAGGCTGAGGGCAATACCATGCGCTTGACCTTAGAGGCTGCGGTCTCTGCTCGTGCCAGCCTGCGCGGTGCCAACCTGGACGGTGCCAACCTGGACGGTGCCAACCTGGTCCGTGCCAACCTGGACGGTGCCAACCTGGTCCGTGCCAACCTGCACGGTGCCACCCTGCGCGGTGCCAACCTGGACGGTGCCAGCCTGCGCGGTGCCAACCTGGACGGTGCCAGCCTGGACGGTGCCACCCTGCGCGGTGCCAACCTGGTCGGTGCCAACCTGTACGGTGCCACCCTGCGCGGTGCCACCCTGCGCGGTGCCACCCTGCGCGGTGCCAACCTGTACGGTGCCACCCTGTGCGGTGCCAACCTGGTCCGTGCCAACCTGGACGGTGCCACCCTGGACGGTGCCAACCTGTACGGTGCCAACCTGGACGGTGTCAACCTGGTCCGTGCCAACCTGTACGGTGCCAACCTGTACGGTGCCAACCTGGTCCGTGCCACCCTGCGCGGTGCCACCCTGCGCGGTGCCACCCTGGACGGTGCCAACCTGGTCGGTGCCAGCCTGCGCGGTGCCACCCTGGACGGTGCCACCCTGGACGGTGCCAACCTGGTCGGTGCCAACCTGGTCGGTGCCAAGATCAAAGATGACTGCACCTTAGTTGGTGACCGACCAGTCTTTCAAATCGGCCCCATCGGTTCACGCTGCGCCTACTTTGTTGCCTACATCACAGACAAAGGTTTGCGGTTCGATGCTGGTTGCCAACGTCAAATCACACGTGAAGTCTTCGAGGCTCGTTTGCAAAACAGCCACGGAGACAACATCCACGCCAAAGAGTACAAAGCTGCTTTGGCACTCATCGACATCCACGCAGAACTCTGGTCTGCAGACAACAAGGACGAATAATCATGGCAATAGGAGTCAAATACAAGTTCCCCAAGGCACTTGGCGCCTGTGCGGACAAACTGTTTGAGCTGCGCAACAAGCGCTTGGCCGAGCAGAAGAAGGTCGACGAGATCGCAGCTGAAGAGTCTGCACTCAAGAACCATATCATCGAGAACCTGCCGAAGTCCGAAGCGTCTGGCGTGGCTGGCAAGCTGGCTCGCGTCACGGTCGTGACCAAGCAGATTCCTCAGGTCAAGGACTGGGACGCCTTCTACAAGTACATCAAGAAGACCGGCAGCTTCGACCTCATGCAGAAGCGCCTGACCGACGCGGCCATCAAGGAGCGTTGGGAAGCGGGCAAGGAAGTCCCAGGCGTCGAGCACTTCAATGCCGTGTCTGTCTCCATCAACAAAGTTTAACAAATCAGGATCTTGGGGCACGGCTCGAGGTTCTGATCTTTCAACTCCGTGCACTCGTTACTAACCACTAAGGAACCATTACCATGGCAACCAAGAAAACACAAACAACCGCTCTCGTCCGCTGGGATGAGGAACTTGCCAAGCAAGCTGAAGTCGCTGCAGGCATGGAAGCCAACACTGGCGGCGGACAATTCTTCAGCGCGAAAGGCGGCATCCTGTCTTGGCAAGATGCTCCGTTGCCTGGCAACCAGATGGCAGTTGTCATCTTGGACAGCATCTTTGAGACCACCTACTACGAAGGCAAATACGACCCTGACACTCCTCAGACACCGACCGCCTTCGCTTTCGGCCGCGACGAGAAGACTATGACTTGGCACGAGAACTCGGACCCTGAGTTTGCTGGCCAGTTGTGCAGCGAAAGTGAAGTCTGCGAGTGGGGCTCTGCAGACACTGGCCGCGGCAAAGCTGCTCGTGAGACACGGCGCTTGGCCATGATCCCGGCAGGCAACTTCGACCAAGCTGGCAAGTTTGTGATGTTTGAAGATGAAGACCACTTTGCTTCAACGGCCATCGGCTTCATGAAGCTGCCGGTCACATCGGTCAAGGGCTACGCCAGCTTTGTTAAGCAGGTGGCTGGCGCTCTGCGTCGTCCTCCGTTTGGCATCGTGACCAAGGTCAAGGTTGTGCCTGATCCGAAGACCCAGTTCAAGGTCGTCTTCGAGCCGGTCATGAACATCCCTGACGAGTTCATGAGTGCCATCATGCAGCGCCATGAAGAAGCCAAGTCGACCATCGATTTCCCATACCAACCTGCAGAAGAAGTCGCACCGACTCCGAAGCGTGGTAGCCGTGCAGCAGCGAAACCCGCGGCGAAACCTGCAACTAAGCGCGGCACCGCACGCAAGTACTGATCCTTTGCAGGAGCCTTTGCCCGGCGTGCTGAACTAACCCTTGGCCGCCGGGCCTTTTTGACTCAGGAGCAACAATTATGAAGAAGTTAGTGACGAACCCAGCGCTCCAGTCTTGGCTGGCTCTGAATGACATCCTGCGCGATGCTGATGAGCCTGTATGCCAAGCCCTCCTGAAGGAGGAGCTTAAGGGCCGCAAGCGCAAGCAGTTCATCAAGCGCATCCACAGCCGACTGAACAAGGTTCGCGCTGACCGTGAACGCATGGAGCTGAGTGCATCATGAAACAACCCAAACCAGTCACAGTCGACTTTGAAACATTCGGCATCGAGGGCAGACCAAAGTATCCTCCAATGCCTGTCGGTGTGTCAATCAAGTACCCTGGCAAGAAGTCCAAGTACTACGCCTGGGGACACCCCACTGGCAACAATTGCTGCTGGTCAGACGGAGCTGCTGAGCTGAAGAAAGCATGGGCACACAAGGAAGGCGTCCTCTTTCAGAATGGCAAGTTCGACGTTGACGTAGCTGAAGAGCATTTTGGTCTGCCCATCCCTGCATGGGACAAGATCCATGACACCATGTTCCTGCTGTTCCTTGATGACCCACACCAGATGGAACTCGGACTGAAGCCATCGGCCACACGGCTGCTTGGTCTGCCTGCTGACGAGCAAGATGCCGTTGGTGAATGGCTCATTGCCAACCAACCGATCAAAGGCGTCAAGATCAGCAAGAGCAAGTCGTCTGAGCACTACTTCGGCAGGTACATCGCCTACGCGCCTGGTGACCTCGTCGGCAAGTACGCCAACGGCGACGTGGAACGCACTGAGGCCATCTTCAACCTGCTGTGGAAGAAGACTGTTGACCGTGGCATGCTGGTCTCTTACGACCGTGAGCGCAAGCTCATGCCCATCCTGCTTGAGATGGAGCGTCAAGGTCTTCAAATGGACCACAAGCGCTTGGCTGATGATGTGGCCATGTATAACGACTGGCGCGTCAAGATCGACGCATGGATCATCAAGACCCTCAAGGCAGATGCAGAGATCAACCTCGACTCAGGTGCTCAGCTCGTGGCTGCCATGGTCGATGCTGGCAAAGCCGACCCTGATCTGCTGCCCAAGACACCGACAGGCAAGTTCCAAACGAACAAGGAAGCCCTGCTTCAAGGGGTCACTGACAAGGTGCTACTAGCAGTCCTCAAGTACAGGACCCAGCTCAACACCTGTTTGAACACCTTCATGCAGCCATGGCTGGCAACGGCCAATGCGTCTGGTGGCCTGATCTTCACGACCTGGAACCAAATCAAGTCGCCGTCTGGTGACCACAATGTTGGTACACGCACTGGCCGACTGTCCAGCACACCGAACTTCCAGAACATCCCCAAAGAGTTCGCCGCCATCTTCCACCACGAGGCGCCTGCGAAGAAGCTGCCCAAGTCTCCCTTCAAGGAGGTCTTACCGCCACTGCCCAAGGTGCGCAGCTACATCACGCCGTTCAAAGGCGAGATCTTCATTGACCGAGATTACTCGCAGCAAGAACCTCGCATCTTGGCCCACTTCGACGGTGGTGCTCTGATGGACAAGTACGTCGAGAATCCTTGGATCGACTTCCATGACTACGCCAAGGCTGAACTCGCCAAGATGGGCAAGTTCTACGATCGCAAGCCAGTGAAGAACACCAACCTTGGTCTGATCTACGGCATGGGCGTCGGCAAACTGGCTGAGCGCAATGACATGACTGTTGAAGAGTCCAGTGAGTTGAAGAAGGCCATTCTGCAGCTTTACCCTGGGCTCAAGCAGATGTACCAAGACATGAAGCTGCGGGCTAGAAACAAGGAGCCCATTCGTACATGGGGTGGCCGTGAGTATTACTGTGAAGAGCCTAAGCTCATCGATGGTCGCATCCGTGAGTTCGACTACAAACTAGTCAACGTGCTCATTCAAGGTTCGGCCGCTGACTGCACCAAAGAAGCCCTGATCAGGTACCATGCAATCAAGCACCCATCAGCACGGATCGTCCTCAACGTCCATGATCAGGTCACGGTCAGCGTACCGAAGAAGATCTTGAAGCCTGAGATGGAAGTTCTAAGAGTGGCCATGGAGTCAATTCCGTTTGATGTCCAGATGTTGAGTGAAGGTGCCACCTCTTCAACTAACTGGGATGAGTTGAACGACTACGACAAGAAAGGGAGGGCGGTATGAGTGAACTTCTTGCCAGAAAGCGTGAAGCACAGAAGAGATTCCGTGAGCGCAACCCGACCTACTATGCCGACAAGATGCGCGAGCGTAAGGCCAAAGATCCTGAACTCTACGCCTCCAATGTTCGACGAATTGCCCTTCGCTTCTCGTATGGTATCACGCCTGAAGACTACGACCGGATGTTCAAAAGCCAACGAGGCAAATGCGCGATTTGTAGATCATCTGACACCGGACAAACTGGGAAGAGATTCCTCTGTGTTGATCATGACCATAAGACCGGCAGGGTGCGAGGACTGTTGTGCCATCGGTGCAATAGAGGACTTGGGTTATTGAATGACTCATTGAAGAACGTTGAAACAGCTGCTAAATATTTACAAGGAGAACTATCATGGTCACCAAAAAAGTGATACCAATCAAGCCAGCAACTAGCTGGTCGTTCAGTCGCTACTCGGACTATAAAAATTGTCCATTGAAGTTCAAACTGAAGCACATCGACAAGATCAAAGAACCGCCGAACCCAGCAATGGCTCGTGGTGCTGCGATACACACATTGGCCGAAGACTACATCAAGGGCAAGGGCCGCACTCTGCCGATGGAGCTGAAGCTGTTTGGCGATGAACTCAAGGCTCTGCGCAAGCAGTTCAAGAAGTCCATCAACGGCATGGTGGTTGAAGACAACTGGTCGTTCACCAAGGACTGGGCAGAGACTGAGTGGGACAACTGGATTCACTGCTGGGTCCGCATCAAGCTCGACTGCGCCCACCATGAAGGTGACGACATCCTCATCGTGACTGACTGGAAGACAGGGAAGTTCCGCGCTGAGATGAACGAGGACTACGTTGAACAGCTTGAGCTCTATGCACTGGCAGCTCTCCTGTTGCACCCGCACCTCAAAGAAGTTCGTCCTCGTCTGGCCTACCTCGACCAAGGCACGGTCTACCCAGATGCTGACAAGCCGCTGATCTTCACGCCAAAGGACATCGATCGCCTCAAGAAGACTTGGGCTAAGCGCACCAAGGCCATGATGAACGACACGACCTTTGCACCGCGCCCCAATGACAAATGCCGTTGGTGCTTCTTCAGTGCCAGCAAGAATGGTCCCTGCAAATATTAAGGAGATGAAAATGGAACACGTGATGATTGACCTCGAAACCCTTGGCCGCCGTGCTGGGTGCTCTATCCTTTCGATCGGCGCTGTCGCCTTCGACCCAAAGACCAAAGAGCTTGGTCCTGAGCTCTATGTGGTTGTGAACCGCCTGAGCTGCTTCAAGCTCGGCCTCCATGAGGACCCTGAGACGGTCAAATGGTGGGACGGCCAGAATGCCGAAGCCAAGAAGATCCTCACTGAGGTCGACGGCGGAGGAGAACATCTGCGCGATGCCATGAACAAGTTGACAGAATACCTCAGCCAGTTCGGTCTAAAGAAAGTCAAGGTGTGGGGCAACGGTTCAGACTTCGACAATGCCATCTTGGCCAACTGCTATGCAGCCATTGGCAGCAACCAGCCGTGGGAGTTCTGGAACAACCGCTGCTACCGCACCTTGAAGAGCCTCCAGCCTCAGGTCAAACTGGCTCGCCAAGGTACTTACCACAATGCGCTCGACGATGCCAAGTCACAGGCCACTCACGCGCTTCAGTTGATGGGATGACCAAATGGATGAAGTCGATCATCAACTCAATCGCGATGCCCCGTGGGACGAAGCCATGATCAAGAAGGCCCGTGAAGAAGCGGCCAAGATGCCAGCAGGTACTCCAGGCGAGTGCAGACTCTGTGGTGAACATTCTCAGCGTCTTGTCGGCAGAGCCTGTGCACCTTGCCGTGATCTTCACAAGCTCCCATGAAAGAATCGAAGATCGAGAAGCGGGCCGTCGACCTAGTGTGGCAACACCTTGGGATCGTCGGCTCCAAACTCGTGACGCCGGGCGACACAGGGTACCCAGACCGAATATTCTGGATTCCCGGTGGTCGTCCGTTGTTGATTGAGTTCAAGCGGCCGGGCGAAGAGCCTGAGCCAAAACAAGAATACATCCATGCTCAGCTCAAGCAGCTGGGCTACCAAGTAGAGGTACACGACAATGCAATCCGAGCTTTTTCCGCCGTCATCGAAGCCGTGGCAACCACACGCCTACCAAAAGAAAGCCGTCAAATTCTTGCTCGAGCACGCAGCATCTGCTCTGTTCTTGGATCCAGGGCTGGGCAAGACTAGCATCACGCTGGCTGCAGTCAAGTTGCTCAAGCAGAAGAAGTTGTTAGACAAAGTCTTGCTCATTGCCCCATTGCGCGTCTGCTACAGCGTGTGGCCAAAAGAGGTTGGCAAATGGACTGACTTTGGTGGGCTCAAGGTAGCAGTGCTGCATGGCCCTAAGAAGGAAGAAGCATTGAAGTCTGAGGCAGACATCTACGTCATCAACCCCGAAGGTCTCGATTGGCTCCTACAAGCCAAGAAGACCAAGACTGCTCAGGGCAAGACCAAGGTCGACGTCGATCTGCGACGCTTTAAGAACCTGGGCTTCGACACGTTGGTAGTTGATGAGCTGTCCAAGTTTAAGCATACAAATACAAACCGCTTCAAAGGTCTGAAGCTAGTCCTCAATACGTTCCGTCGTCGCTGGGGCCTGACTGGTTCACCTGCTTCCAATGGCCTGCTTGATCTGTTTGGCCAGTGCTTCATCCTTGATCAGGGCCGCACGCTGGGACCATACATCAGCCACTATCGCATGAAGTACTTTGTGCCGAGCCATGACGGCTTCAGCTGGAACATCCGCGAAGGTGCTGAGGACGAGATCTATGAGCGCATCAGTCCTCTTGCTTTACGCATGGCGGCTGATGACTACCTTGACATGCCTGCGCTCATTGAGAATAACATCCGCGTTGACCTGCCATCAAACGTGATGACCATGTACAACCAGTTGGAAGAAGACCTTATTGCCAAGATCGATTCTAAGGTTGTGGTGGCCAGTACTGCGGCAGCGGCTTCCATGAAGTGCAGACAGGTGGCCAACGGCGGTCTCTACCTAGATCCTGAAGTTCAAGCACTGATCAAGCTGCCCAAGTCAAGTCGTGAGTGGGTGAACCTGCACACAGAAAAAGTCGACGCCCTGGCTGATTTGATTGACGAGCTGCAAGGCAGTCCGCTTCTTGTGGCCTACGACTTTGCCCATGATCTTGACAGGCTCCGAGAAAAACTTGGCCAAGATGTTCCGTACATCGGTGGCGGAGTATCTGCTGCCCGCTCGGCGGAACTTGAGCAACTTTGGAATGCTGGCAAGTTGCCCGTGCTGCTTGGCCACCCGCAAGCCATGGCCCACGGTCTGAACCTGCAAGAAGTGGGCAACCACATATGCTGGCACTCAATGACCTGGGACTACGAGCTCTACGACCAGTTCATCCGCCGAGTTCTACGCCAGGGCAACAAGAGCAAAAAGGTCTTTGTCCACCACATCATGGCGCGTGGGACAATCGATGAAGTGGTGCTTGCTTCTGTGAAGTCGAAGCGCCGTGGGCAGAATGCTTTGTTTGACGCGCTTAAAAAATTGCGCAAATAATTTGCAATAAGTTGAAAATAGGTGTTTACAAGCCCATCGTGGCACACTAAAATCTAATCACGAACAACGCAATGGTGCTTGTTCGAACAAACCTTGCTGAGGACCACACCATGACAACCAAGACCTACGCCGCCCGCGACTCTGCCACTTCTGCCCTGCGCAAGATTGGCCTGCAAGCTCGTGACTACAACCTGTTCATCACAAAGGTTGGCGACAAGTTTGAGTGCAAACTCGGTGCCGCTGTTGCCCACCTTGAATCACTCAAGAACCCAAAGCCAGTTGAAGCAGCCAAGCCTGCCGCAGTCAAAGAGCCAAAGGTTGCTAAGGCCGGACGCCGTGACACAGACCCAGTTGTTGAAGCCAAGCCAAAGAAGCTGGGCATCTCTGCTACGGCCCGCGAGTTGATCCTGTCTGGCAAGACCAACCAAGAAGTGTGGGAAGTTCTCAAGCAGCAGTTTGACCTCGATGACTCTAAGAAGCACTACCCAACGTGGTACCGCTGTGAAATGAAGCGTACTGGTCTGCTCCCTAAGGAAGCTTGATCATGGGTGCGTTGAACAAGGCGGCATTGGCCGCCCTTCTTGTCGTCCTGATTGGAGTCGTTGGCCACTTTGACGCTGAAGACACTGATGCTCAGCATGCCAACTACTGCTCAATGGTTGGCACGTGGCATGCTGAGGCTGCCAAAGGTGTGCCAGCCAATGACCGCACTGGCTGGCCTCCGTATGATGGAGAATGCAAATGACCTTCAGCAACCAAGACACCATCGAGATTGTTGACGAGAGTACGCACGAGGAGATTCGCTTCCAGCTGTACATTGACGGCGGTAGACGTGCTCTCGTGAGCAAGAAAAGTGGCACAGTTCAGATTCACTGGCAGGTCTACGGACCGCAGTACTGGCCTGAAGCCAAGGTCTTGATGCAAGGCCTTCTTGAACTGTCCGTCATCGCTGACAAACTATCTGGAGAGAAGAATGGCAACTAAGAAGACGGCATCGGCTATCATGCCATGCCACGACCACAACAGACGTACCTGCATACAAGTGGAGCGCAGCGCAGGTCTCGTCAAGTTCATCCCGCTAGACATCATCTTGGGCCTTGAGGTCCATTCGACGTCAGCGGACTCATTCGACCAGCGGTTCACGCCGATGGAAGGATACCCCGTTGAGAAGGCTTGTCAGCTCTTTGCTAACTACAGCCAGACCCTCGGGGCAACAAAGGAGGCCATGGGTTACCTTGGCCAAATCATCAATGTGAGTAAACAGGAGCTTGAAATGGCTACTACCAAGAAGCAAACCGTGGCTGAAAAGCCGGCTGCCGCCAAAGCAGTGAAGCCTGTTGCAAAGAAGGCAGCAGCAAAACCAACCGAAGTCCACGCAGGACGTCGCGCCATTGACCCAGTGGTGAAAACCAAGCCGGCTGAAAAGCCTGCCAAGACTGGCGAGAAGAAAATGTCTGCAGCTCAGATGTTCCAAGATCTGATCATGGCGGGCAAGTTGACTGATGACCAAATCTTCGAGAAGGTCCAAGCAGAGTTCGGTCTGGACGAGAAGAAGCGCGGCTACGTCAAATGGTACCGCAACCACCTGAAGAAACAAGGGCAGAATCCGCCCGAAGCCAAGGTGGCTAAGTAACACGGTACCGAGGCGCCACCGACAAGGCGCCTCACCAATGGCATCCATCACGCAAAGGAATTATCATGCCCAAGTCCACTAAAGAGATTACCCGCGACGACCGCGACTACGACACCACACAACTGCATGAGGCAGGCCATGGCCGTACTCTGCACCGTGACTACTCCGCCCACTTTTGGCGCTGGAGTTTTGCACGTCGCTTCATCAACGCCAAGCACAACGTCCTCGAGGTCGGTTGCGGTGAAGACAAGCCACTCTGCAAGATCCTGACTGGCGGGGCAGCTGCTCATGTCAACCACTACACTGGCGTCGATCTGAACAAGCTGAAGCCGTCTAACAGCCAGCGCCTGACATTCCACGGCGAGTTCAACTTCGTTGAGCGCTACAAGGAGCTTCTGAAGGCACGTCCTGAGGGCTTTGATGTCGTTGTCAACTACGAGGTCATTGAGCACATGAAGGTTGAGCACGGTACAAATCTGCTCAAGGCCATGTTTGCTGCCACCAAGCCCGGCGGTGTTCTGCTGCTCTCGACTCCGGTCTACGACGGCAAGCGCCATGCCAAGAATCACATCCATGAATACACGGTGCCCGAACTGCAGGCCTCTATTGAGAAGGCTGGCTATGTCATCGAGCGTCGCTTCGGCACGTTCATGGACATCAAGCACATCGGCAAGGTTGAGCCTCAGATTCCTGGCATGGACGGCAAGAAGATGCTGGACGCCATCAAGCTGGTTCGCCAAGGCCTTGAACAGTACTTCGACAGCGACGCCATCAGCAACATCTTCGGCTCGTTGTACCCAGACCATGCGCGCAACAACCTGTGGGTGTGTCGCAAAGCAGCTGATGGTAAGCCTGTCAAGCCAGTCGTCCGCAAGGCAACGAAAGGAGCGCCGTTCTAATGATTGGAAATGTCGCTGAATTCCATGAGAAGTTTGGTCTGCCCAATGGCACCACTGATCAACTCATGCAAGACCCTGCCGCGCAGGACTTTCGTGTCAAGTTCCTCCAAGAAGAACTCGATGAACTCAAGGAGGCTCTGGCTACTGGTGACAAGGTTGGGGCCTTCGATGCTCTGCTCGATCTGGCTTACGTGGCCTACGGCACAGCACTCTTTGCTGGCATTGATCCTGCTCAGTGGCACGCCGGCATGCACGCAGTTCATTCTGCTAATATGGCCAAGGTTCGTGTGGCCAAGGCTGAAGACTCGAAGCGCGGCAGCGCGTTCGACGTCAAGAAGCCGGCAGGCTGGGTAGGTCCTGAATCTCGCTTGAAGGAAATTTTGTCATGGTAACTCGTAAAGGAACTGATATGAAAACCAAGTCTCTGCTGCCTGCCACTCAACTGGCTGAATGCTCAACTGTTGAACTGCTGGAAGAACTCCAGTCTCGTGGCGGCCATCCCGGCGCTTTGGCTGAAGCAGCTTTGCTTTGTGTCCGCAAGAGCCAGGACTACAACCAGGGTGCGGCGGACATGGATCCACACAAGATCGACCGCTCATCGTACTTCCCATTTGGCGCAGTGAGCTATGCTCAGATGCTCCATACCAAGTCTCAGCGCTTCAACTCGCTAGTCCTCAAAGAGATGCGTGGCCATGATGCAAACTTTGAAGGCCTGCGTGACACGGCGCTGGACATCATCAACTACGCTGGCTTCTTTGCTGGCGCCAACGGCAAGGACTGATCATGGACTTCTCAAGAACTTGGCTCAATGCCATCAACGACATCTTGTCCAATGGTGACCCAGTGGCTCCACGCGGCAAGATGACCCGCGAGATGCCCCAACGCACCATGGTGGTTGACATGCGCCGTCCAGTGCTCCGCGTGCCTGACCGCAGCCTGAGCTACAAGTTCATGGCGGCTGAAGCCTTCTGGATCCTGTCTGGCGACGACCGTGTCGAAACTATCTCGCCCTACAACAGTCGCATCAAGGACTTCAGCGATGATGGTGAACGCTTCTTTGGAGCCTACGGCCCAAAGATCAAAGCTCAGTTGCCGTACATCATTGAGAAGCTGATGGCCGATAGAGACAGCCGCCAAGCTGGCCTGACTATCTGGCGTGAGTGCCCGCCTCAAACAAAAGATGTGCCGTGTACTGTGGCCATCTTCTTCAGCATCCGCAGCGGCAAGCTCAATGCCCACGTGTTCATGCGGTCAAGCGACGTCTGGCTCGGTGTGCCGTACGATGTCTTCAACTTCAGCATGCTCAGCCATTTGGTCTGCGGTCTTCTGAATGAGCACCGACCACTGATTGATGCAATCAAACCTGGGCAGCTCTTCTTGACAGCAGCCTCAAGTCACTTGTATGAGACCAATTGGTCAGATGCCAAATTGTGCTTGGCTAGTGAAGTCCTTGAGCAGCCTGAGACTGAGATGGTGCTTTGGAATGACGCAGCGCACTTGATGAAGGTCTTGGCAGCACTGCGTGACAGCAAGGTCGGTGACGAACTTCGTTGGTGGGAGCACTGATATGAGACTCAGCCGCGATGAGTGGGCCCTCAAACTGGCCTTGCTGACTGCTCAACGGACAACCTGCTGCCGACGAGCCGTTGGTTGTGTCTTGCTGAACGCACGTGGCCATGTACTCTCAACAGGGTACAACGGCGTCGCGGCTGGGCTTCCTCACTGCAATGAGGAAACTCTCTATGACGTTGATGCCCATGACATTAAACCAGTGATGCTGCGCATGCACGCATGTTCAGGTGCCAAGGCGCCGAGTGGCACGAACCTCGATGCCTGCCAAGCGATTCACGCTGAGCAGAATGCCTTGCTCCAGTGCCGAGATATGTATGCCATCCATACAGCCTACGTAACGGCCAGCCCATGCATGACCTGCTGCAAGCTGCTGCTGAACACGAGCTGCCAGCGAATTGTCTATGTGGAGGAATACCCTCACTCGGCAGCCAAAGATCTGTGGACCGGTGCCGGGAGGGCTTGGGAGCAGCTTCTTGTGGAACTTTGATCAAACTTGAGCCTCAGGGATGACCCGAGGCAAACAACTAAGGCCTAGCCAGTAGTAAGTACTGGACTAGGCCTTTCTTTTCAATCCTGCATGGTTCCTGTCATTTCCTGTTCAGCTTCTGTGTCCAGTCATAGCAGGTCTTGGCGTATTGGGCTGCTGCGTCGGCGCTGCGGGCGAATTCAAGAAGAAACTCCGAAGCCTCAGTTGAAAGTTCGGTTCCGGTGGCGCCACTGTCAGACTGGCTGGAGGTTGTGGAGGCTGAGGGCACGGTATCTCCACAACTCGGCCGACGTCCTGGGTCGCGCAGCCCGCCAAGTTCACGAGCGAGACGACGATTGGTAGACAGAGCTTTGTCAAGCTCCCTTTCAGATTCCACATGTTTCACCTCCAGTTGTGTTGCCAGCTCATTCTGGCGCCGTTCAGCCGAAATGGCTCGATCAGTTGCCGCCTGAAGCTGCTCTGCTGCCTCAACCTTCTGCTTTTCAATGGAGGCAGTCCACGAGGCATCCTTGTACTCAGCCGTCAAGTACCAAGATCCAAGAGCCCCGGCACCAAGACCAATTGCAGCAGCCAGCAAGGTTGTCTTGAGGTCAAGCATTTGACTTCCCCAGACTTAGACCTTGAGTAGTTACAATGCGCAGCACAGCGTTGACGATCGGCAACCCAACTGCAACAATGGCATAGAAGTGCGGCGGCAAGAACGGTTGAAGAAGACCTGTTCCAGCCTCCAATGCAACCAGTGCCGCAACCAGTGCGTTGACCCAAAGGGTCTTTGATAGATACCAAGCTTTCATGGGTACTCCTTCCAAGGCAATTGCCAATGTGGTCCGTCTTTGAATGTCGTCCAGTCACCGCCCCACTCAATGGGGATTTGCAACTCGGCGGCAGCCTGCTTAACGGCAACAGCAAGCTTGTGGTACAGAGGCCAGTCCCAGCGAACTGAGCCAGCCACGTAAGCACCGAGGTCAACAGCGTGGCCAGTCAAGTGGCGTGACCGCATAGTCTGGCTGGCACCAGCCTTGACGAGTTGCTCTTGCCGAGTCTTGGAGCGGACTCCTTCGAGTACGGCAAAGTCAATCTCAGTGATTTCGATAGCGCGCTCAACAACCTTGACTAGGTCTGGGTGCACACCCGACAGGCGGTCGCGAGACTTCTTGCTGAGTGTGTAATTCATTCCTTGTCCGCCTTCTTGTCGATCTTGTCTTCGATCCTATCCAGCTTGGCAAACAAGGCCGTGACCGAGGTTGAAAACTCGTCCTTCTTGACGTAGGCACCAGCTACCAAGACCTCAATCTCAGAGACCTTTTTCGTCAGCTCCTTGTCAGCAGCCTGGAGGTCTTTGACGGCCTGCCAGACTGCATTGAGTAGGAACCCGATCAGGGCCCCAAAGCCACTGAGCAGCCAGTTGATGAAAGTTTGATCCATTTTTGTTGTCCTTAGCGTGCGATGATCCAATTGGCTTCGCGATTAAATGCAGGTGATGTGTGGTTAAGGGTGAACCCGGCCGTAGTCTTATTCGTCCAGTACAACCCAAGGTCTTGGTTGTTATTTGAGACCACGATTCTGTAGTTCGCGTCAGTTTCAGTTTTGGCAAACGTCACAGTGGTTGTTGTTGTACCAGCCACAATTACCGCCGTGCCACTGAAGTTCCTGGCCGCGACACCAGATGAACTAAGTCCTGTCACCTCCAACAAATTGTTGGTCAGTGTGCCGTTACCACGCCGCGGAGATGGGATGTTGACCAGAGACACGCCTACATCATTGATGGAACCATTGTTGCCAGTGATGAGTCCGATGCCCAGGTCATTGATGTACCCATCACGGTTCACCATGGACGAGGCTCCACCGCCGTCTGGTACTGCAATGCCGACACCATTACGCGCAAAGACGCATGAACCACCAGACACGTAGGCGTTGGTAAATGTGCTGCTGAGCAGGTCTAGTGTATCAGCATCAATATAGGACACTTGCCAAACACCGTTGGCCTCGGTTGTCCCGGTCACGCCGCTGATTTCAACAATGGCACGATTGACAAGTCCGTGGCTCGTCACAGTAACGCGGATCCGATTCAGAGCACCGGACGACGCGCAGCCCGTAACCGAGATGGTTGTGACCGTTGTATCGATGTTGGCCGGGCGGATGTCGTTATCCGACGTTGAGAAGCGTGAAGACGCTTCAGCCGAAATAAGACCGGCACCTGGGCCAATGCCGCGTGCTGTCACGCCAAACTTGCTGAGAATAATCTCGTTGCCAAATGCTTTGTTTCGAGCAGCGTTGAACTGTCCGACTCCATGAGCTGTTTTAAACACGTTGCCGAATGCCTTGTTGCGATAAGCTCCGTCGTGGAACAGGGCACCAAATGATGCACCCACAATGGTATTGCCCCATGCTTGGCATTCGTAGCAGCCATTGAAGTCAATGCCATAGCCTCCGTAGTAACCAGTTTCAGTCTTCTCAAAGTGGTTGTTGAAAATGTTGTGGCGGTAGGCGTTCGTGTTTGGCGCAGCCATTGCGTCATTGATGTTCTTCAACTTGTTGTTAAAGATGTCAACGTTGTAGGCACCTGTGCCGCTGTTATGGAAGTTTGTAATGGCGTAGACGCGCGTTCCGTTTGCAATTTTGGTCGGTGTCTGTCCGTCAGTGCTGTCAGCGTTCCAGTCTAGGACAAGCCCATCACCCGCAAGGTCAGCATACTGGCCAACCTGCTGGCCAAAGGTGTAGTTGCCAGAGATTTCAATGTCGTGGTGGCCATCAAACACGTAGGCAAACGAGAACTGGATTTTCTCAAAGCCAATGTTTTTGACCTTGACGCCCTGGCCGGTGGCAGCACCCTGGGTACTGACGCCAACCTTGTTCCAAGGTGTGCCATTCACCAAATCGCGTGAACCCATGTAATCTGAACCGGAAATTCTGAAGTCACGAACCTCAGCAAAATCTTTGATGGAGATTTGGTTGTAGTTGGCTGACTTGCCGCCGCTTTCACTGACGAGGCGCGTTGCGTAGCCAGAACCAACCAAGGCCACGTTTTGCTTCACGTTGACAAAGGATGAACCGCCAAGCAAGAAGTCACCGGGAGGCATTTTGACAGTACCGCCACCAAGACCAAAAACGTAGTCGATGGCTTCTTGGATCGCGGGCAGACTGTCAGCCGCCAAGCCAACCACGGCGCCATAGTCCATGATGTTGACTTCAACCTCGCGCATCTTTTGCTCGGCAGTTCTGGCAACGGCGCCAGTGCCAGCTTGTATGAAGCCGATCATCGACGAACCATCTTGGTCAGCCAGCTCTTGACGCAAATTTGCAACTGAGGTTACAGACCCAACTGAGTAGATGAGGACGCCCTTCTTGTTTCGAGCAAGCATCGAGTAGTCGTCGACGCCGACGTAGACACGAGCTGGAGACCCGGACCGGTAGATGTAACCGCTTTGGATTTTGAGTGGCTGCGCCGCTGGGATAGTGCCTGCTTCGTCCCAGTAGATGGCAACAAGGTTAGTCTCAGGATTCTGGCCAGTGACGCCAATGAAGACGCGGCCGTCCTCAAGTGGCGAACCATCGAGGTCAAAGAATTGCTGAAAGGGAGATTGGACTTGTAGCATGTGGGTTCCTTTTATTCACCAAGAGCCTGCCGAACGCGGGCACGAGTTTTTGCATCTTTAATGCCTTTGGCCATCAGGCGAAAGCTTGTCATGATGGGCGCCGGTACACCAGCTGTGCCGCTGATGGCAATGTCCATCATGCCGGCTAGTACGCTGGCCGTGTTGCTTGTGTTCACGGCACCTGGTGGCGCCACCAACACATCTTTGGCCACATCATTGATGATGCGGAGCTGCTCAGCGCCTTTCTTGCCAAACACAAAGTCGAGTTTCCCAGACTTGTCTAGTTGGCTGATGACCCTGTCAAGCTGACCTGGGGACAGAATAGGGTTGCCCAACTCGTCGCGCCCCACGCCTTTGGTGGCTTCATCGCGCAGGAACTTGAGAGTGCCGCCTTGCAACTCCTTCCAAGCCTGTTGGCCGTTAGGGCCTTCTGTTTGGAGAAGGCGCCGAACCTGACGCACGGTGTCAAGCGACGTCGATGGGTCAATGACTGAGCGGCGCAGGACGTCTTCCATGGCAATCGCTCGATCATTCGAACCGCGCTTCTGGCCAAGCAGGTTTTTCACCAGACCAATGTTCTCGTAGTCGCTGCCAAACCGTGCACGAGCAGCGCGAGCCTGCTTATACATGTTGCCGCCCAGACCTTCAGTGGAGGCATCGATGAGGCTGCGCATCTGAGACGCTTGCATGATGTTGGTCGGTTCGGCGTTTGTGGCACCGCCAATTGACCGGCGGAACAACTCAGCCGTCTTGAGGGTTACTGGCTGGGCTAACAAGGTGCCGTCAGGAGCTTCTGTCGCCACGCCAAGCTGAAGCGCTTTGGCGCGAGTTGCTTTGAGCACGTTGGCCACCTCAGCTTCAGGCGCGTTGTCGACCAGATGCTGGACCACCGTATCGAGCTTGACAGGGGCTTCCATCTCACCAGCCTTCTCAGCCTCCTTGTACAGGGTGCGGATGCGGGTCTTGTCGCGGGCTGCGCGGTCACGAAGAGCCTTGTCCACTGTCAGACCAATAGAACGTAGATCAGGAGCCTCTGCGCCAGTCATGTCAATGAAGGATTCGAGGTTCTGCTGAAGCTGCTTGTTCTGCGTGGCAAAACGTTCGCGGATCGGTTCACCAACCTCTGGGAGCTTTGCCGTCTCTCGCTCAAATCGCTGTTGCTCAAACTGGCGGGTCTTTTGGCCTTCAGTCAACTTGATGGGCACTGGAAGCTCATTGGCCTTGGCTTGGCGAAGAGTGGCGGCGTCAACACCAGCGGCTCCCATACTGCCTCCAGTACCTGGGGTTGGGCGCTTGGCGCTTGGAAGCATTTCAGTGATTGGCTCAGCCACTTTTGCCACAGCCTGCCCAACGCGCTTTGTGGCCGCAGCTACAGGAGCAGCCACACGAGCAGCCGTTGCCGCAACTGCTGGCATGGCCGCCTTGCTACTGGAGGCGACGGCACCAATAGGACCGATGACTGGGATGACAGGAGGGACGTTCTGGAGCACTTCGCCGACGGCCTGTACTTGCTCCTGCCCTGACTGAGTGCGAGGCTCGTACGTCAACGCCTGAGCTCCCTGCATGGCCGACTTCTGAACAAGGTTTGCCGCCTCTTGGCTGCCGAACTGGCCAGACAGGATCTGCTCTGCCAGACCTTTCAGCGTGCCGCCAATCAGACCGGCCGTACCACCAATTGCACCAGTGCCGATTGTCAGAGCGGCTTCGCCTGTGCCAACAATCTTCTCGCCAAGCGACGGTTCAACGTACTCGGGCGTCGTCCCAGGCACAATTGTGTCAGGGATTTGGTTTGTGGTATCTTGGCGAGCCTTGACAAGCACGGCAGCCAAGCGCCGAGCAGCATCGAGGTCACCCGCCTTGTCAGCGTTGACCAAGGCTTGCTCAAGTTCTTGGAGTGTTGCCATTTAGCGGGCTCCTTGTGTGTACTTCTTCACGAGCGCATCAATGTCACTACCAGAAGTGCTCACGGCCGGCGTGTCAGGGATGGTCTCGGGCAGACCGGCTCTGGCAGTCATGTTCTTGCGGGCCTTCATGACCAGTCGTTGGGCTTCCTTAACGTTCTCAAGCAGGCGCTCAGGAGACTGCTTGAGGCTGAAGTTCTGCAAGGCTGCCTGGAGTTTTTCACCTTCAGCGTTGGACAGTGCGCCCATGCCTTTGATGTTAGGGATCTGAGCCATGAACGACTGTGAGCCAAGCGTCTCGACCAAGGCCTCAAAGTCAGCTGTGTCTTGGCTGAGTGTGGGCATGCGCGACGACACTGGGCCAGCAGCTGAACCTATGACACCGATGGGAGTCTTCAGGATGCGATCAGCCGTGTTGAGCATGTTGTCCATGTTTGTGCGAGCAGACTCAAGGTCAGCCGCCTTGGTACGCACGGCCTCATCGCGCTTCTGGACCATATCTTGCAGTTTGAGTTGGTTCTCTTCGCGTTTGATCTGGTTTCCTTCACGAGCAATCTGGGCGTTCATGGCCGCAATGCCAGCGTTCTGCTTGGCGATCTTGATGTCCTCCTGGATCTTGGTGATGTCCCAACCTTTCTTCTGAAGGTCGAGCACTGCACCAGACTCAGCAAACTTGGCCTCAACCGCAGCCTTTTGAGCTTTGGCCTGAGACTCAGTCAGCTTAGACGGTTGCATCTCAGCCTCACGCCGCTCACCTTGGAGCTTTGTGAATGTCTCGGCAAATTTATCTGGCCCCATTGCCGAAGCAAGAAAAAGACCTGTAGAAGTCTCAGCAGTTGCAGGATTGAGTTTGACAAGTTCGGCGACCGTCTCAGCAGCTTTGGCATCTTGCTCCATGCCAGCGTTACGTGCAGCTGCAGCCTGCTCAAGAAGAAGCTGTTGAGCCACCTCAGGTTTTCCTGCCTGCATGGCCGCATATACTTGTGAGGCTTGTTTGATGCGAGAGTCTTTTTGCTCAGAGCTGAGTACGTCGTAAGTCTTCTTGAAGTTCTCGCTCAAGCTTGGGTACTTGACCATCATGCCAGTCAAAGCAGATGGCGTCGGGTTCTTAGACAGCGCACCAAGATCGGCGTCCATCTGGGCTTGCTTCTCACGGGCGGTTTGAAGATCAAGGGCTTTCTGCTCAGCAAGGTTGCGCTGAGACATCATGTTGGAAATGCCCAGGGCGTTTTGTACTCCGCCCATGACCGACTGTGTTGGATCAGGGACATTGAGCATGTAGTTGAATGGTTGTGCCATGTTAGAACACCTTCAAAGCTTTGAGCGTGGCAACATTGCCAATGGAGCTGCCAACATTGCCCCACATCTGAGCTTGGGCTTGCCCAGATGCTAGAGCTGCGCCGGCCGCAGCCTGACCTTGTTGGGTCAGAGCATTTCCGATGTTGGCGCCAGTCTGCTGGGCGGCCGCAGCTTGGCCGGCCGCAGAAGCTTGGCCGAGACCTGAAATGGTGCCTAGTTTGCTGAACTGCGACTCGATCAGTTGACTCAGAAGTTGAGGACGGAACTGGGCAAGAGTGGCCTGGACGTTGCCACCTCGCAGGCCACCAGTTGCCGATGCATTTTGCAAGATGGCGTTCTCACCTTGCTTCATCATCGATTGAAACTGAGGTGAACCTTCAAGACCTGCAATAGCTTGCCGCTGATCTGCAGGACCTGAAAGACCAAGAAGACTTTGCTGGCCGCCCAGGGCTTGCTCGCCAGCCTGTGAATACGGGGAGAGAAGTTTTTGAACGGCGTCAAACTGGCGACGCTGCTCAGCAATTGACGCTTCACTTGCAGCAGTTTGTGCGCCTGCGGCGGACTCTGCTGCATCAGATTGTGCGCTGCTGGCCATCGCGCCAGTGACAACAGAGCCGGCCACTACAGCCGTTGCGATCCATGCCATTTTAGTTCTCCAAAGTAGGTGGTGTGGTTGACTGAACGAGAACACCAACTTTTGGCTGGTTGTTCACGTCATACAGAGATAGCCCGTCATCTGACATCAGCTCCTCTTCAAGGTTGTCTACAGATACTTGGTCGGTTTTGTGAACTGTCATGACAACAACGTCTGTGACAGAAAACACAACACGTTTTGTCCCAACGGGAGATACCACAACATCGCCAGGTCGCAGGGTGTAATTTTCACCCTGGCCGGCTACCATCAGTTCACCCACGCACCCAATGAACATGTGTTCTGTGTTGTGGACCTTGCTGACAATGATTCTTCCAGCTGGAATGGCAATGCGGCGGCAATACATGCCGCCACCAAAGAAGTGGGTTGTGGTCATGCCAGGTGCTTGTGGAAGTTGCATCATTGCGCTTTGGAGCGCTTCCACATCATCCCGCGTTGCACGGGGTTCCTGGACTTCATTACTTGTCTGCTCAGTCAGCATTCAAACTCTCCTTTTCAGGGCGGTATGAGCTGCTGGCTGCTCGTTAGGCTCAGCTGCTGTGGCGTCTAGCACCACAGGTGGCCAGATACTAACACGAATCTGGCCACTTTGTAAACCACTAGGTTATCTCACGCCCTGAGGCGGAAACAGTTAGGGCAGCGGCTGCCCCAGCTAGTGTGGAAATAAACCCGCCAGACTCCAGAGACTGCCCCACAAGTTCTGGGCACGTGTACGTCTCGTTCGGGGCAAGAACTCTGGCCTTTACCACGAGATTTCCATCGCCGGCAACGTCAGATTCGGCCACAAGGTTACAGCTAAACGAGACGTTGGACGCGCTTGTGTTTGTGACAGTAAACTTGTCGATGATGGTCTTGCAATTTTGCGCCGTGTACTGAGCCGTTTGGGCATTTTCAATCTGCTTGCGCGGGATGATGTTCTTGACAGTGACTGACATTTGGTTCTCCTTAGACGAAGTAAAACCCCGTGATGCCCAAAGTCGTAACTGAGGAGTCCATCGGGATATTGTTTGGGGCGCCGCCGCCAACTGGGGTTTGGGCGATTATCACTTGGGTGCTGTTTGAACCAACGCGCGGGGCTAGGATGTTGGACGCTGACATAGCCAAGTTGTTAGAAAATCCACTGGCAATCCACAATGCTCCGGTTGAGTTCCTTGACGTGAACGGCAACCCAGACAATCCTATGTTTCCCGTACCAGTGTGAGCAGACCACGCGACGTTGATGGTGTAATACACCACATTGCCAATTTTGGTGTAGAGGCCAACTTGCGATGTGTAGGTACCAACACCAGCTGTCGTTGTACCAAATATCACTGGTGTGAACGTACCCTCTTCGTAGTCATCTAATGTGTTTGGATCAGCTGACGCAGATTGCGTAGCGGGGAACTTTAATTGGCCTCCGCTCAAGTCTGTTGTGCCGGAAAGATTGGCAGACTGCAGAGTTTTATTGCTTAGCGTCTGGGTGTCAGTTGTTCCAACAACGTCGCCTGCTACGCCATGGGCTGAACTGTCGCCAGTGTGGGCATCAAGTTCAGCTTGAGTGGCCATATCAACAGCAAATCCTGGGTCAGGATATGACCCACTAAGTACTCCACCAGCCAACCCTGTAGGTGGTGTGCCAGGTACCGCAATGGTCACAGCACCATCAGCATTGGTGATGATGACATTAGTGCCCTCAGTAAGGTGCGCAGCTTCCCATCGATTTTGCGTGGCGTCGTAAATCAGAATGTTGCCGGCTGCCGGTGCCGGTGCATTTACGTCGTCCGAATCATTGAGCTTCATGCCTACAGACATCCGCGCAAAGATCGACCCGTTACCAGTACCGGCTGTCACCACAATTGCTTGCGGAGTTTTCAACTCAGGTGCTTCAGGTTGTACGTTGGTCAACCCGCCAGCAGTAGTTGGGTTGAAGTATAACAGGTCACCGTCCGACCATGTTTCGCCGTACGGAGCCCCAGTGGTATTGATATTGCGCACAAGACCAAAACTTGTCACGTACCCAAATTCATTTGGGCTAATGTCCTGTGTGGCAATCCCGATCATGTAATGGGCGGGTACAGACCCATCAGCCACAGCCTTGGCAATGGTCAATTTACCACTGGCTCCAACTGTGCCCGTGGCCATGACAGAACTTCCGTTGGTGATGGTTACGGCCGACGTGTTCTTGGCAAAGTAGTGCGTTTCCTGACCTACTTGAAGCGTCACCCCATTAAATAGACCCATGTCTAACGTACCGTCGTCAGAATTCCACTGCAGACGACGCTCCTGTGTAACATGAGGGCCAGACAGCGGGAAGTCGATGTAATCGCCAAACAGAAACGTGTCTTTTTGTGGCGGCGGCTGCTTAGCCAATAGGTCTAAACTATCGGCGATCCTGGTCAGAGACGCCAAAGCCTCGTTCGCCTTGGAGTCAGCGATACCGGCATCGATTGAAGCCTCCTGAGTCAAGCGGTAGAGCGTGGTAACATCAGTTGGAGTGAGGTCACCAGCAACTGCAAACAGACGCTCAAAGCGCTTGATGGCCTCGGCGTCTGGTAGAAACTTGGCGAGTTGATCTCGCGTCAGTGGTCTTGGGTCTGCCATATCAGTACGCCAGAGGTTCGATGCGTGCTTCAAGGCGCGCAAATGATAGATGGGCCTGGCTGTCGCCATTGAAGCGTTGGACCCGCCAGTTGCGCATGCTGCCCTGTTGGAGCCACGACAAGCGCTTGGTGCGGTCGCCTTGCTTGCCGGCTTTGATAATTCTGTCCTGGCTCCAGTTCTCGCCATCGATAGAGTACGAGGTGCTGATGGCCGGGTCTTTGCCTAGGGCGACGCGTCCTGTCAAAGCCACAAGTTCAAGCTCATGGAAAATGGCGCCACGACCTTCGTTGTACACAATCATTGTGCCAAATTCCCAACGAACATCGTCGCCATAGTGTGACGAGATATTTTCAACGAGGTAGCCATGGTTGTCGGTTGTCGGGTCTCCGCACAACCATTTGTTGTAGCACCAGACAAAGTTACGTGCACGGTACTTGCTGAAACCTTGCAGGCTCGACGTCAGATGGAACCAGACAGGTTCCTGCAGTTGCTGCGAAGCCGCGGCATCATAGACCATGGTTCGATCAGGCAGGTGGACGTACAAATGTTGGTGGCTCTTGTCGTTGCGCGCTTCGACGACGCACTGAGCAAGCTCAAGCTCAGAGTATTTGGCCAAGATCTGATCAATCTCCATAGTTGCCACTTTAATGGCGTTGGAATTTGTGCCAAGGTAGATCGATGGAGCTTCATTACGCCCACTGCCTACAAAAGCAACCGTCTCGGCAAAGACGCAGCAGGCATGGGTGCCAACAACACCTTTCTGGATTTGTGCTCCGTCAATGCGCTGGAATGGAAAGAAGTCACCGCCGATATTGTCAAAGACCTCGATGGTATTTCTGTTCAGGGCGTAAATCTCATTGCGTAGTTTGAGGAGCGCGACAACAGGATCGGGGTCCGCTTCTGAACTGCCGTACTTAAGCGGGTTGACAGCAAATGGGTTGTTTAGCTCAGTAACAACTAGCGACTGCCCATCGGTAGTCATGAAGTAGCCGTCGACCCAAGCCATGTCAATGACAGACCCAAGATCGGCATCTGTAACTTGTGAAATGGATGACCCATTGTAGTAATACAGTGACTTGTTGCTTGCGATGGCAAGCCTGTCAAAGGAATAGTCAAGCGTCACTGGCTTTCCATCATCGCCTACATTACCAAGTACGGCGATTGACCCATCTTCACTAATGCGGACCAGGTTGTTGCCCATGACGCGGTAGCATTGGCCATTCCAATTGATGCCACCACGGTCAATGCCAGGTCCGGTGCCGTTGACCACCAAGCCGTCAGCTGGGCGGAGGTACCCATTGGAGATTCCCTGCTCCTTGGGTACTGGCACCATGTTGATGGGGTATGACGTGCGGAAGTCAGGGCTTCCGTCCGTGTAAACCCCATTGAGGATAGGGATCTGCATGATATCTCCTTAGCCGACGCGGTACCAGGTGCTAGTGACGGCGTCAAAGCGCAAACGGAAGAACCCGTTGGCAGTCAGCGTAGTCGGGGCTCCGGTCACTGTGGCTCCATTGCCGGTGATGGTCAGTGTGGTCACGGCCTGGGTGCAGTTGACAAGGATCTCTTGGCGATCGACGCAGTTAGCGACGGCTGGCAACACAAGGGTGCCAGCCGCAAAGCCAGAAGTCGGCGTGAGCACCAGCCAGACACTGTCAACATCGTTGTTGACTTGAATGCTGAAGCCGGTTGCTGATGGCGCGGCGTACTGAGTGATCTTGTCGTCGGCTGCAGTGAGACCTTCTTGGAAGAAGGCCTTGAGCAGCGAGAGTGAAGCCTTGCGGGCATCGCCGTTGGCTGCCGAGTAAATGGGCACTTGGTCACCAGACTGGACTTGGTCGACGGCGGCGAGTTGATTGATTTGTGGCATGTTTGGTTCTCCTAGTTGAACTCGATTGGGCCGTCTTCACCTGCAAGAAGAGGGTCGACTGGTCGGCGAAGGAACGGATCGTCGTAGACGCGCCATGGCTTGTTGCCAGCACCAGAGGGCATTGTGCCTGGGAATTGCTGCTCAGGCGGCATGGCAGCACGGGACAGCAAGGTGTCGTAGGCCATCTTGGCCGAGGCCTTGGTCTCAGTGGCCACAGTCTTGCCAAAGCCAGGGGCAATGCGGATCCCGAGGTTTAAGTAAATGGCTTCGTTGGCCGAGTCAGGTACGTTGGTCTCCTCATCGAGGTCGCCATTTTGCGGGCTTGACGCGATGGGGTAACCGAGCCGGATTCCTTTGGCATTCCAGGAAGCCATCATGGAGTCCAGCCGGTTCAAGGCACTTTGCAGCTGTTCAGGTGACAAGTCGAAGACGTAAGCCGCCAACCCGACTTCCTCGAAGGCCTGCGTGACGAATTGGCGCTTAGTCCAGCCCATGATTACTCCTTGGCGAGTGCTTTGGTGATTGAGGCGCCGAGTTCAGCGTCAGTCGTCTTCTTGCCAAACTGGATGCCCAGCTCTTTGGCCTTGGTCTCGAGCTCAGCACGAGTCGGAGGAGCATCGTCAGACTTCACAGCAGCAGGTTTGTCATGAGCATCGATGGCTTCAGGCAATGTGGTGAACCAACCATCAGCCAGTTTGGCATCGAGTTCTTCTTGGTCGTTGGCGGCGGCAAAGTCGTAGGTGCCACCGGCGCGGGAGTGTGGGCCATGGCCTTTGTAGACGAGCGTGGGGAACTGGTCGTCGGCAGCTTGAACTTCTTCAGTCATTTTGGTGTCCTCAGGTGGATTGATCAACAAGTTGAAGAAAGGGCCGAAGCCCCTTCCCTCAATCAGCTTAGGTTTGGCTGAACATCATGATGCCGGCCATTTCAGGCTGCTTGCACACGACACCGAAGAGAGTGTCCAAGCGGTACTTGGTCTTCATCGTGTTGATGTCGTAGAACTTCTGCATGACCAGCTCGATGCCCTGATCGGTGGAGGCGCGCATGACTGCGGTACCAGCATCGGACGGGACGGCGTAGCGGCCGGGCAGAATTTCCAGCGCGTCCTTCTGCCAGAACGGATTCTGGTAGCCGGCAACGGTGTTCAGGAACACGATGGCCGAGGTCGCAGACTTGGTGTTCACCGCGCAGTTCTGGTACTGTGCCGAAGCGTCGTTGGCCACCTGGTTGCTGATGATCGGCGGGCTGATGACCATCGTGGTGCCGTTGGTCACGCTGATGACACGGAAGGTCTTCAGCTGGCCGGTGTCGCCCTTGGTGATGGCGTGCACGCTGTTCACAGCAGCAATCGTGAAGGCGTCACCAGCAACCACGTTGGCAGTGCTGGAGACGGTCACGGTCTGGTAGCGGTTGTCAACGTTGATCTTGCCGCCCACGGAGGTGCTCGTGGCCTTGGGGATGTAGTAGTTGACGGCAGCATCCATGGTGCTGATGGTCAGACCTGCGCCGCCGGCAGCAGCCGCCTTGCGGTTGGCGTAGTCCAGCTTGTACGTGTCGAACGAGGCGATCATGCCGACGTAGGCACGGCGGTAAGCTTCCTTGGGCAAGTCGGTCACGTTCTGGCGACCTGCCAAGTTGCTTGCCATGCCGTTGTAGTCACGCGTGCTCAGAGCGAAGTAGCGGTCGTACGAAGGCACGCCGATTTCGTTGAACACTGCTTCAGCCTGGGCCACGTCATCGAAGCCAGAAGCAGCGGCGGTGCGCTTCACAAACAGGGTGCCTTGCGCAGATGCCACGTTCATGAGTGCCACGTTGATGTCGCTGGCCAGCTTCTGCTTGGCTGTCACCGAGACGGCCTTCTTGCAGAGCATCGCGCAGCTCCTTGGCGTTCAGGGTCCAAGGCACCGTCTTGCTGAAGCCCAAGGTGGCGGGCACAGAAAGCTGGACCATGTCCTTGTACAGGGCGGAGATGTCAGTACCAGGCGCGCCGTCGATCGAGTTGGCGATGTACGGCTGAGGACGCCAGATGGTGTCTTGCGAACGCTCCATCTCGGTGCTGCTGGTGTTGTAAGTCGCGACGTTGCGGCTCAGGACCAAGGCGTCATTGAAGCCTTCGAGGATGTCTTCGAACGCGACGCGCTCTTCTTTGGAAAATGCATTTGCCATGATTGGCTCCTATTTCAAAATGGGTTTACTTGGCCGCCTGCTTCGACTTCTTGTACTGGACGACCTTTGTGAAGTCACCAGACTTTGCCGCCTCAGTGCGCAGCCGCTCGAGGGTTGAGTCCACGGTGCCAGACTTGTTGCCAGTTCCCTGGACAGTTCGTTCCGGTGTCGTGGCCGCTTTGCGTTGCGTAACTTTCAATTGAGTCTCCAATTTAGCCACCGCGAAAGCAAATTTCACGGGGTCGGTGATGGTCGAGATTTCCTTGGCCTTCTTCGGGTTCTTGCCCAGCGCATAGATAACCAGTGCGGGGTTCTCAGCTCCTTGCAGCACGATGCCCTGCTGGGTGACGTTGAAGACGTCCTGGGCTACTGCCTCGGCGTCATCAAAGTCCTTGACTTTCAGCTCAGCTTTCGCCTTGCCATAAGAGTCCAGTTTGGCCTGCCAAGCTTTCTGCTGCTCTTTCTGAGCGGCTTCGGCCTGGGTCGCAGCTTGATCGGCTTCACGTTTCCGGTCGTACCAAGCTGTCAGTGCTTGCTCGAACTTCTCAGTGTCGTAGTCGTGGTCTTCGAGAGTAGGCTTTTTGCCCAGGGCTGCCGGCTTGGTCTCAGCAGTCTTGGTGGCGTTGAGCTTGTCTTCCAGTTCACGGATGCGACGCTTGTCCTCGCGGTTGGTCTTGCGCAGTTCACGAACCCATTCAGGCGCTTGGGTCTCTTCCTCGGTGGGCGGCGCTTCCTCACCAATGGTTACCACAACATCATCGGACTCAGCAGCAGTTTCCTGGGCGTCTTCACCTTCGTTGTCATCGGGCTGGGTTTCGCCGGTGTTACCGTCTTCACCCTCGCCGTCCACAACCGTGGTTTCGTCTTCCAAGGTTACCGCTTCATCGTCTGTTGTTGCTTGACCGTCTGCCTTTTTGTTCATTTCAATGACCCCATTCAAAACTCACCCATTAAAGCGGCTGGGCGGTTACCGTAAAACCAGAGTGTAATAGGTGCTGAACCTGTTAGCACCTAATTTTCTGCTTGAACTCCAGAAAAGGATCCAAATTTATCGATGATCTCCAAGGCCTGGCGCTGCTCTGAGGCATCCACCTCCGCCAAGGTCTTCATGGTCTTGGCCTTGGTTTCGTCCGCCTGAGCCACCGTGAGGATGGTCTTGGCCCGAGCCTGAGTGGCATTGGCGGTAGCTTCGTCGGCCGCTGCCTGCAGGTACTGGGTATTCGGATCAGGCTGCTGGTTGGCCTGCTCTTCAGCCATGGTCTGCTGTTCTTCCTCCGTGGGCTTGACAACTCCCATGCGAAGCAGCTTCTTGCGGAAGTAGTCGCGCACCTCAGTGATGCCCTCGCCTTCCATGTTCATCATGGCCATGGCGCCCAGGACCTGTTTTGTTTCCGGATCATCGGTTAAAGAAGCCATTCCGGTCAGCGCTCGAACGGTTGCCGCACGCTTACTAGCAGACGAAGGGCCGACGGTTACGTTAATATCGAACTCTGCTTCGGACAGATCATTTTCGGTCTCAATCTCGCCCTTCTCGTTGACCATCGGCTTGGCCAGCTCGACGGATTGCATTTCATTCTGCGGGCCGATGGACTTCATCTTACGGCCTTCTTCGACGAGCACATCGCGTGCCATGCTCAGCCAGATTTCGCCTGAGCGCTTGACGGCCTTGCTCATGTTGCTCATGTAGATGAAGGTCTGCATGTCGAGCTTGTTCTGCACGAGCTCAACTGCCTTGCCGCTGATGTTGGGCTGAAGCTCTTCGCCTGCCTGTTGGTTGCCCAGGAGGTCTTGCATGTCCTGCTCGGTAATCTGCAGCAGAGCGGCCAAGGCCTGTGGAATCTGGGCTGGCTTTGTATAGCCAATCGGCCCGGAGATGGCTTGATTCCCGTTGGCATCGGTAATCGGGTTAACAAGCAAGTACGGGTAGTTCTTGATATTGTCCTCTGCCCACATCATCTGGTGCCCCATAACCTGCTCAGGAGTCAGGAGCGGCTTCTCAACGCTGGACAAGGCGCTGATTTCACCGAGCTTCGACAGTTGCATGTTCTTCAAGCGCTGAGCATCCTTGGCCAAGCGGACGTGCCCCATGCAGCGCTCTATGTTGTCGACGAACCAGCGCTTGCCATACATTGGCACGATTGGGATGCACTTGCCAGCGATGAATCCGCAATCCTCGAGGATCTTAGCGCCGGACAGGATGTATTTGCGGACACGGCGGCGCTTGATGCTCTTCTGGCGTACCTCGCGGCTGCCAACTGCCATCAGGCGTTCTTCCAAGGTCTCATCGGCCTCGAAGTCGGCCTCCTTGTAGCGTTCCTCCTCACCACCAATGGTCTCCCAGACGTAGACGGTCTCACGGGTTTCCTCGACACGGTAGTACTCGGCCACAAAGACGACGTCAGGCGTGAGCCAGTCGAACTCGTACTGATGGACTTCTTTCGGCCACGAGGCAGGATCATCGCCCCACTCATCTTTATACGCTTGGCGCGTCATGGACGTAAT